GAACAGCGCTCCTTGCTGCTTAAGCTGTAATGCTTCCAAAAGCAACTTGCCCTTGTTTGAATGGTGGCGTCCTCAGTTGTTTTGGAGCGCACAGCGCGAAGAAGCGTTGATGAGTTGGATATACGCACATAGCTTCATTAGTGCCCATAGTTCAATTGGGCCATGGGAAGAGTGGATGCAGGAAACGCAGCGCATCGTGCCCATTCATGAAGCGAAAGAAAAAGCGGCTCGTATTTGGCCGCTTTCTTTATGCTTAGCTAGTTGATCGGAGAGAAAATTTCTCGAGGGCCTTGCCTGAATTCAGGCATGGGACAAAAGCCATCAGGGCAGCCGCTGATCAAATAGTCATCAGGATCGTGAGTGGCAATATATTCCGCCACTTCTTTGCTTTGTTTCATGATCTCTTGAGCTTTGGCTTCTTCCTGCTCTCGGATGGCAATTAGTCGCTCTAGATACCACTGGGCTTTGCGAAGATCCTCGGAGCCCTTCTTGTTTTCATAACGCCAGACATATTTCAGAATGTTCGCCTTGAGAGCCCCCTTGAAGGCTTCTGCGCTCATTGAAGCTTCAATGGCTTCAATGCATTCAATGGAACCAAAAGAATAATGAAAGGGAGAATTGACGGAATCTTGCATGGTCAGAATTGGTAGTTGTTTGAAGCAAAGGCTTCGAAAGCCTCAGGAGCTACTGAGCTCCCTAGTTCGAGAAGGGCATCGGCATAGGCAATAATCTCTCCTTGGGCACCAACCCCTTTGCGGAGGCTGATGAAATGAAATAGAGCCTGGAGCGAACAGGTCCAGACGAACGAAGTGTACATCGCAGATGGCAGCACTGCTCGCGCTTGCTCCTTGCTCACTCCCATTGCCACCAGCTCCTCGTAAGCGGCCTTGGAGGTGCCGATGGCTTCCCGATAGAAGATTGATGCCCGATCTTGAGCGGAGCTCGTCAGAGGGCCGTCTGAGGCCTGCCTGTTGCTTTCGCTCTGCCGCATAAAGACGGCTGGCATGTAGAACTCCGCATCTTCGGCCGAGCAATAGCGAAAGCTTTTCTCGTTCCAACCGAGCTGATCATCCACGTAAGTCGAGGCGACCGTATGTTTCCACCACTGCCTGGCAACAAACAGCGGCGCTTTCACGAACCACTTAAAGACAACGCCCCTGAACGGGCTTGTATGGTGCTCGCGGGCCAGATAACGCAACAGCTTTCCGTCTTTTTCGGTCCACTCTTCTGACTTAGCAGCGAAGCTTTGACGCGCATCGTTCACAACGGAAAGACTGTTTCCCATTGAATCGACAAGCACCAAACAGCTCTTGCCATCGTTCAACGGATCGGCAGCAGGAGGCATTGAGGCGGCAATAAAGGCTGACCAATTGTACGGCTTGCCGACCTGCGCGGCAATGGTTTCGTGGCAACCGCCATTTTCTTTTCGGTTTTCTTCTCCTCGCCTTCGCTCGCTGGCTTTAGCCTGTATTGAAGACAGTAAAGCAACAATGAAATTTGTAATCCCCGTGGATGTGGTCGACTACAATGGCCGAAAATACCAAGCCGCTATGGGACCGTTTGAGCATTCACCTGAAAGGGAATTTGCCTTGACGGTCAACAAGAAGGCAATCGATGAATGTGGCAGTCTTGACCAGCTCAAGCCAGTAGCCAGGAACCTGCTGGAAGGATGGTCTTCAATGCACACGGCCATACAAGGTCTGATGCTGGAGAACATCCAGCTTCGTCAGGCATTAGCAAAGAAAGACTTGGATCTCGAGGCCGCAGATGAGCTGATAATGGAAGCCGCTAGAGAGATGGAGAGGATGACTCGGAAATATGCGAAGCAATCAACGAGAGCCAGGTGGAGTCTTTGGCCATGGCATTCGTGAGCAAAAAGATCGTCCAGCCACTCGTATAGGCGAGATTATATTTCTTGCAATCTCGCTCATACCCAGAGCCAGTGACGTGGCGGCCACGATTGTAAACACCACCCTGTATTTCGATGCCAGTACGAGAGTCGGGGTGAGCAAAGTCAAGGCGATACCTTTTTGAGCGTTTACTGCGAGAATAGCGCTCTTGATAATCCTTTTCCCAGGCCTCGATGTCGCTGTATTCACGCTCTAAATAGAGCTGCGGATAACGAGCTTGCCAAAGCCCAAGAAACTGATCTTCAAGAGCGCTCATTGAATGACGGCAAGATTGTTTATGGCAAAAGGGGCGTCAGCCCCCTTGCCCTGCCATACCTGACCACGCCATACCCCTGCTCGAGGTGCCGCGCCCAGCCATGAGACACCAGACTAACCAACTTTTGACAGAGTGACTTGTCCGCCTTGGTTTTGGTATTGGCCAGTGTAAGACTCGCCAACGTTGCCGGAAAGTTGATAAAGCATGACTTGACAAATGCCTTCATTGGCATAAATGCGGGCTGGAAATGCTGTGGGATTGGCAATGTGCATGGTCAAATGACCAGCCCAGCCAGGTTCAATAGGAGTGACATTGATGATGATGCCGCAGCGTGCATACGTGCTTTTCCCATCGCACAAGCCCATGATGCTTGGTGGCATAGAGATGAGCTCCAGGCTCACGCCAAGAGCAAAGCTATGAGCGGGCAGAATGAAGCACGACCCATTGATGCCATGCACGAGCGGAGCATCGTAAGGAATGGTTGCGTCTGAAAGCTTGGGGTCAAGGAAGGGCTTGCTTCTGCCCTTGCAACTTTTCCCATCGAACACTAAGAACTGATCAGGAGAGAGCCTGATGTCATAGCCAGCCTGTGAAAGACCGTAAGAGATGGCCTTCGTGCCATCGTCCAAGCTGCGGCTTTTTTCGCCAACATAAGGCGTAAAAATATCAAGCTCAGCAAGCTTGCTGATTTCTTTGTCAGTGAGAAGCATGGTTGTCCAATGAAAAGGATCAATTGCGGTCAATCAAAAGACCGACGAAAAAGTAGCCAAGAGCAAAGCAAACAATGAAGGTGAGCAGGTATTCCATAAAAAGAAAGGGGCCGAAGCCCCTTGTTTTCAGAACAGGTCGTCAGAACCGCCCATATTGGTCCACACAGAAGCGTAGCCTTTGGGAGCGTCGCGATCTGCGCCCTTCACCTTGACGCTGCCCGTATAGCCGGGAGCGCGGTCAGAAGTGCGACGGGTGTTCTCCCATACGGCAAGGTCGAGAGAGTAGTTGCCGCGATCATTGGGGCCAGCAGCCTTCAGTGCGTTGAGCACGTCAGGGGTGAGGTCGATTGCAGCGGTGATAGGAGGCTTTCCAGCCATGGTGTTTCTCCAGGGGAGTGATGGTACAGCCCTTTGTGGGCCTGCTAATCTTACCCCCTTCGAAGCCCCCTGTCACCCCCTGTCCATCGTGAGCGCAAATGCCTTGCCACCGGGGTACCACGCATTGAAATATCTCTTTACCGTATCGGCCATGATGCGCTGCTGGCTGACCAGCTCAAAACCATCAAGGTGGACCAACTGAAGAATGCTCTTGCTTTTCTCGTCCTCTGGGTCAAAGCAGGAAATGACGCACCAGGCCTCGTCAATAGAGGTGTCGTACATTTGTTCTGCTGCCATTGAATAGGCCCCAAGTTGTCGTTTGTAGTCGGCCAGTTGGTAATCTGGCTTTTCCTTGAAGCTTGTCTTCCAATCGATCAAGGCAGTACGACCATCAGCCATCTTTGCGACCATATCAAGCGTGCCGCTATAGCCAATTTCCCTGTCGAGGTCGAACCAAGCCACTGCGCTTTCAACCAAGACCGGCTCCGCGATGTGCTCCAAGAATGGGTCTATGGTCTGGAAGTAGACGGCCCATTCCTTTGCTTTTTCCAGGTGGTGCTCGATGTCTTCCCCATTGAACCAATCCTCCAAGACGCCATGGAGCCAGGTGCCGCGATTGGCGGCAAGCCTTGTGCGCCTATTGGCCTCGTCGTTCCCCACTCGCTTCCGCCAGTTCATAATGGCCATAATCTTGGCCACTGGCGCCATGGAAGAAAGGGTGGTAGTAACAGAAGGAAGAACCATGCCCTCTGGCACGTTTGGGAAGCTCTCGCAGATGTAGTGCCTTTTCCCATTGAGACTGATCCGCTTGGGTTCAAAGCGCTCAAAAGAGGGCATGGTTCGGGACAGGGCGAGGTCGTAACAAGCCACTATCGCGCCTATCGATTAGGAATGCAATAGCCGTTTGATCGATAGTAGCCAAGTGGGCATGAACCGTTTCTAATGATGGGCTGATTACATGCCAACATGGGCATGGAGAAAAAGACGATGGAAAGGAGAAGAAGGGCGGCTTTCATAATGAGAGGTCGTAAGAATCGATAATGGCGCCGGTGTCCCTATCCCAGCAGGTGTGACAGTCGGGGCACTGATAGGCAATACAGCGATCCTGCTGCCAAGAGCTAATGGCAATCACTCGAGAGAACCATTCGCTATTTCCAAATAGCCAACGGCTCTTCTCTGGAATTGGCTTGTCGTGCCACAAAGAGCCGCATTCAGGGCAATGCTTGAGGCTGGCTAAAGAGATCACTGAAATCTTCTGCGAGAGGGGCATTGAGCTTGTCGGCAATGACCGCGCCCGCAAAACTTTTTGCAAGCGCGGCTGCTGCCCTATCTACTTTTTTCCTTCTACGAATACAGACACCCCCTTAATGGCATTGTCAACTGACCCTTCCGAGCAAATAGCTCGCAGGCAATCAACCTCCTTGGTCATGTCAGCCTTGGTGATCTTGATACCCTGGGCCTTGGTCCATGATGTGACCATGGTTGTCACCACATTGGCAAACATTTCCCTGTCTTTCACATCTTCTCCCTTGGTAAGCCCAAGAGCTTCAAGCCCAGCCTTGACAGCTTTCATGCTTGTGGTGCGGTCTGGGTAGCCGAGGGGATTGGCTTCGCCAAAGCTAAGAAGCGCTGCTTTGCCATCGAACTCGGCTCCTCCACCGGAGGGAGCAGCTTCAGCCCCTCCAATTGCATCATCAGCAGGCACAGGCGTCTCTTGTTTCGTGCTTCGCCGCGCAGACGGCTTCGCAGTTTCCTGTTGAAGCGGGAGCCGGGGAGATTGCTCTTTTTCATCGTCTGCTTTAGGAATGTCTTCGCCTGAGTAGAGCTTGAGACCAAGACCAGTGAAGGTGGCGATGCACTTCACGGAAGCCCGCTGGATGTTGTCGCTCACTTGACGAGCATCAAGAGCTTTTACGGCGCTGTGC